TTACATCTTTGTATTTATTACATCTTGGTATTCATTAAAAGTATAGTTATAAAGTTGTTCTTCTTTTTCAATCCAATTCGTGACTTTCTTATCAATTCTTTCATTAAAAAGTAAGTTAACAGTTTTGTAATATATGCTTTCTATTTTAGTATAATGAGTATTAGAATAATGTTTTTTTTCATTGTACCTATATTTTTCTGCTTGAGTAAGTTGTAATACTTCCCAGTGATTGGCTAATAAATATCTTGCGAATATGCGAATCATTTCTGCCTGCTTTTCTGATAGATTTGTTTCTTTTTTATCATCTTTAGTATCGTTTAATATATCTAAATCATACAGATATTCTCGATAACAGATAATAGCATCAGTTATATTTTGAAATGGAGTTAGTTTTTCATTATCCTTAATATGATACTTATCATCTTTATTACTTTTTTCATTTTTATCGAATCTAACGAAAGCACGTAATTTATGAATATCACTAGTTTCAATTGGATGTTTACCAGCTAATTCTAATAGTTTCTTCCTCCATTCTGATTTGTCATCTAAATGATCTAACATATTCATTTTATGTCTTTTATTCGCATATAAAAAAGCGAATGTTGATAAAATAAAACTAAGAAAACTAATTAAAATCGACAACTATATCACCTCACAAGTATTTTACTATTTCTTTCTGTGTACTGGGGTATAAATGACCGTATCGGTTATATACTTCATTACTATCAGCATGACCTAAACGCTGTGCTATTACCATGATACTTGCACCATGATTGACTAGCATAGATGCATGGCTATGTCTTAACTCATGAATTACAATTCTAGGAAATGTCTGACCGTCTGGCAGTTGTTCATCTAATATTTTTAATGCAGTAGTAAACCAACGATCTATTGTTGATTCACTGTAAGCTTTGAAAAATGTACCAAACAATACGTAATCGTCTTTATATATGTTGTTTTCTTTGTACCATTTTAAATATTCTTTTATGTCATTCATTATATGAGCAGGCAAGTATATATCACGTATTGCTGCTTTTGTTTTAGGGGCTGTTACTTCACCGTGATAGTCTGTTTTATTTATATGTATGAACTCATCATCGTAGTTAATATCACGCCATGTGAGGGCTCTAATTTCACCCTTACGTGCACCAGAGTAAAACAGTAGCTTAAAGAATAACTTTTGTTGTTGTGTAGCTAAAGCCTCATAGAATTGATTGAATTGTTCTATTGTCCAATAGTTCAAACGCTTATTTGATTCAATTTCAAAATTACCTACTAGAGAGGCTACATTTTGCTTTAGATCATGAAACTTCATAGCATGGTTAAGTAACGATACTAGGAACACGTGCATTTTCTTTAGGTACTCTCCAGAGTGTCCCTCTTTTAACTTCGTATTCTGAAACTTCATAACATCCTGTGTAGTCATATTAAAGACATCCATAGACTTAAAATAAGGTAGCAAATGGTTGTTTGTATGTGTCTTTAATGCTTTTACACTTGATGACTTGCGACGTGCAGAATACCACTCTATATACTCATCTACGAGCTTATCAAAGGGCAGTTTGTTTATCTGTCCTACACCCTCTAACTCGTCCATAATTTCATTACATTTCTTCAACGCTTCTTTACGTTGTTTGAAGCCACTCTTTTTAATTTCTTTACGTTGATTCTTCTTATCATAGTATTTAATACGAAAGTAATAAGTACCACGTTTAGCGTCTTTATATATGTTGTGGGATAGGTTTAAGTTATGATTCATTTAAATCACTCTTCACTAATTCTTTCGAGATTATATTTCTCTCTATAATCATCAATGTACCGCATCAATTCGTCATATTTATCAGATATAGTAAATAGAAATTCTTTAATTTCTTTATTTTCTAGAAATTTCTTTGCTTTACTGTCTTCATAGTAATCAACTACTAATTCTTGCGCATTTATTGTTCGTTGAAAAGCAAAATATGTTAATGAATCAAGATCTCTATTACCTAAATCTAGGTCTAATTGTATATAGTGTCTTAATAATCTTTTGAAAAGATTTATATCAAAATTTTCTTCTCCTCTTTCATAAAAAGTAACTATTAACCTTGAAACTGAAGACATTAATGATTTAAATTCATAATCATCAATTTCCAAATTATTATCATTTAACGTATTCGTAACTTCTTCACTAGCAATATTTTCCAATTCTCCTAAAAAATCTCCGTATAGTAATTGGTTAATACTTACATTTCCTAAATCAGCGATTTCTTTTAATCTTTCGTTACTTGGTTTTGTTAAACCTTTTTCCCATTTTGAAACAATGGATTTGTGGGCCGTGTTTTTAAATTTTTTTCCGAATTCTTCCATTGTAAGTCCTAATTCTTTTCTGATTTTTTTGATATTGTTAGCTAAGATAGATGATTTTTGGATATTAAACGCCTCCTTAAAGATAAATATTTATATTGATATATTATCATCATTTTTGCTTAAGTGAAATCATAAGTTTCATAAAGTGTCACTAAAAGTGTTGACAAGAGAAAAAGAAAATTATATATTAGTAGCATAAAGTTTCAAGGGGGTGCTTGGATGCAAAATAAAGTAGGGAATTATAGAAGGTATATAGGTTTAACACAAAACCAAATGGCAAATAACTTAGAAATTTCTGTTACTGCTTATAGAAATAAAGAAAAAGGGACAACACCTTTTAAAGATTCAGAAAAAATAACTATTAAAAATAAATTAATAGAAAACGGACTTAAAGATATTACAATTGATGATATTTTTTTTAATTAATTAGTAGCATGAAGTTTCATATAGGAGGAATTTTAATGGGAAGTGTAAATTATCCGATGTTATACATCGCAAGAAAAGAAAAGGGAGATACTCAAAAGAAAGTAGCTGAAAAATTAGGAATAACTCCACAGCGTTACCAGTTGAAAGAGAGTGGCAAAGCTCATTTCACATTACCAGAGGCTAAAATCTTGAGTGAAATGTATGGAATGTCAATTGATGATTTGTTTAGTAAGAATATTAAAGTAGGTTCATAGGAGGATAAAGACATGAAACAACAAGTAGTAATTACAAAAAGCGTCGTCGGTTGGTTTAATGTGAAAGATGTTGAAGGAAATCTTCTTTTTAATATTGCACCTGATGTATTTAAGAAACACTTTCCTGAAGTTAGTCCTAACATAGCTATTGCATGTATGGAGTTAGATATTAATAGAATTGTCGAACTTAAAGATAAGAAAGTGAGTGTATAGAAAATGGAAATTAAACAAAAATATCAATTATCAAAAGTGGTTCAAGTATTAGAAAAAGTATTATATGAAAAAGATAAGGACATATTCTTATCAGCGAAAGATAGATTTCATTCCATAACGGATTACCGCTATGATGATACAGCATTTTATGAACACATTTTAAAACTAGTTCATAAAGAGTTATTTAACATTCTTGCTGAATTAGATTTTGAAGATGAGTCATTTTCTATTCTTGATGAAGTAACAATGACATTAAGTGATGTTATGAATGAAGATAAAGAAATTTACTACTATTCCGTTACAGATAACACGGGTGAACATGAACATACAACAGATAGAGAAGGACATGTGATCGGCATTTTAGAATGGGCGTTGGATTATATTGTTGGAAATATTGAAGTGGAGTGAAACAATGGCTGCTAAATTAGATGTGAATAAACAAAATATCATGCATGCTATCAACTGGATTATTAAAAATGAAGAAGAAATTATATTTGAAAGTCAAAGTCAGTTAAGTTTCTTCAGTCGTGAAGATTTGGAGAAAATAGAATACTGTAAGCGTACTTTAGAAAGTTTAATTGAAGCTAAAGAAATCTATAATAAACAAAAAATTAGTTAAGGAGTTAAGCAATAATGGATTGGGAATTAAGAAATTTATTTGATGATTTAGAAGTAGTACAAGAAAAAATTAATGATGTCGTAACATCTTTTGTATGGTTTGATGATGAGTATTTCACACATGAACCTAATCATATGTTAACTAAAAAAGAAATATATACGCATGGCTGGAAATATCACGAGCATCGTATCAAAAACACACAAGTTATTGATTTAATGCTTATGTATATGAGAGATTTTGATGACATTATGATGAAAATCCGTGAAATAGAAAAAGCGTCATCTGAGAACTTTGGCGAGGAATCAGATAACGCGTAATATACAAAATTTATAAAACACAAGAGCAATAAGAAAATACTCCATTTGTATTATAACATCTTTGCTCTTGTTTTAATACATGGAGGTATAAAATTGAGCGTAATTCAATTAGAAAATGATACTCAAGTGAGTGTGGTTTGGTATGGAAACGAAAAATCAACTTCATTCAAAAACTTCTCTCAACCTAAGTGGAGTGAATTAATTAGTCGTTTATCCATTCCACAAAATAATATAAATAAATATGCTAGAGGAACAGCAGTATACGGTGATCTTTCTGACGGTGTAGATGATAAAGGCCATGAATATCAAAAATACAGAAATGATGACAATGTACTTTATAGAGATGTACTTGTACTTGATTATGATGATGAAGATGATTTAAACATGCTACACAAGTCAATTAAAAGCGAATTAGAAGGCTTTGCATGGTTTTGGCATACAACATTCAGACACACAAATGAAAGTCCTAGAATACGCTTGTACGTGCCATTGAGTGAGCGTATAAGTGCAAATGAATATCGTGCATATGTAAGAACATTAGCACAAAAAATTGCGTGCAAAATAGACGAGGGCAGTTATCAACCATCTAGAGCTATGGCATTACCAGTTAAAAAAAGTAATGAAAGTCCTTTTGAATTTCAATTTAACGATGCTGCGATATTAGATAAATCGACACTTAAAGAGTGGGCTAAATTGTTTGATATTTCTACTCAAGAAAATTCTACTCAAAACTTTAAAAGACGTGACGCAAGTTATTGGGAAGAAAAAGCATTTGGTGTTAGTGAGGGAGGACGAAATTCATCACTAGCAAGTATTTTAGGCCACTTATTTCAGCGTAGAGTAAATGACCACATTATTTATTCTTTCGCTCAGATGTGGGGGAAATCGTGCACACCACCAATGAATAAACGTGAGATAAACGCTACTTTTTATTCAATTATGAAAAAACACTATAACAACTAGAGAGGAGTTTTCTATGAATTTTACTAATGATGAAATTATGAACGAAATTAAAGAGAATATGAATAAAAAGACATATACTCCCAATATTATTCCAGATGGTTACAAAGTGAAACCTAATAGTTATGGTGCAGCACTTTATCAAGTTATTCCAAGTAGAAAAGATGGTGAACCAGATAAAGAAAGATTTATCACTACTACTATTCCAGAAATCAATACTAGATATGAAAATATTGAAAATGGTGAAGTGAGTTATAACATGCACTTTTTTGATAATAGAACACCAGTAAATTTAAATGTTACTGCCGAAGAAATCACAGATAATAGACAACTTCTCAAATTAGCAAATAGGAAACTAGATGTAACTTCAAATACTTCATCAAAATTAGTTGATTATATTAATCAATCTAAGAGATATAGTCCACCTATCAATATAAAAGTAGCAACTCGATTAGGACATGTAAAAGATTATTTCATTTATCCATATAAGGACGAAATGGAACACAAAAATATAAAGTTTTTCAATAATGATAAAGGTTTTCAAAAGTTAGTCAATTCATTTAAATCTAAAGGAACAATTGAAGATTATTCAAAAAAAGTATTTGTAAAAATTAAAGATTTGCCTATGGTAATGGTGATGTTATACGCCTCACTAGGTTCAGTATTACTATATGAATTTGATATTATGCCATTTATTGTTGAACTTGCTGGAAGTACTTCAACAGGTAAAACATTTACATTGAACTTAGTGGCTAGTGTGTGGGGAACTACTGACCTTACAACTACATGGAGTTCTACTAGAAATAGTATTGAGGCTATGGCTGCATTTTTGAACTCTTTTCCAATGTTTAAAGATGATACACGTAATATATCACCTAATTTTATAGCTAATGCAGTCTACAACTATTCAAGTGGTGAAAGTAAAAGCCGAAGTAATAAGAATTTAACTATTGATGAAAAGAAAGAATGGAAAAATATCATGCTTTCTACTGGTGAGGCCTCAATTACGAATATGGCAGAAGATAAAGCAGGAGTATCTGCTCGTGTCGTTACTTTAGAAGAACAACCTTATCCAGATAATTATGATTTCATCTCGTTAGATCATGAATTTAGAGAGAATTATGGCACTCTAGGAATTGAATTTATTAAACAATATCAATCAAAAAAAGATGAATACAAAGAAAGTTTTGAAAGCTATTTAAGATATTTTAATGAGAAAGGTATCAATGAAGTAATGCAACGTATTGGGAAGTGTTTTGCCTTATTACAGCTTACTGGTGAAATTCTTAATGATATTGATGGCTTTGAACATGATTACTATAAGATTATTAACCAAGCATATGAAAATATGTTGAATAATAATAAAACGATAGATAAACCTAAACAAATGCTTGAGGGACTATTGGAATATTTAGACGCTAATCGAAACAATATCATTGGTGAGGGATATAGTCCAGTTAATAATGGCGAGATTATAGCAGTTTATAAATCTGATTATTTATGTATTAAAAATGAAACTGTTAAAGCTAAGTTAGGATATGAAACTCAAACTATTACATCTCAATGGGAGAAAAAAGGCTATTTAATCACAGATAAGAATAGACTTCAAAAACAAGTTAGACATAATTCTGAAAGACATTTAGGATATGCAATTAAAAAAAGTATTGTAGAAGAATTAGGCTTTGACTTTTCAGTTTCACATAGTCCTTATACATGTGAAATTTAGTACACATATGTACACATTCTTTTTAAAAGAGTGTGTACTCTATAAAAGTTATGATATCAACGTTTTAAGATAAGTAGTACACATTGTACACAAAGTACACAGTAATAATATATTTTAATAAAAACTTTAATTGCTTAAAAATTATTACATTTATTCAATATACAAATATTTTTGAAAATAGTGTGTACTCTGTGTACTAATCTTTTAAACCAACTTGTATCAACGTTTTAACTGGTACACATTTAAAAAATATGTAGTGTACAGCTCTGTGTATCGTACACAATTATTAAATACGGAGGTTAAGTATGCCAACAATTACAGAAATAGGACACCAACAATTTAAGATGTTTTTAAATAATAATAAATTTCAGCAGCATGTGAAGAAAGAACAAGAAAACATGGCTAAAGGTTTGATTATAAGTCTTTTAACTAATTCTACTAAAACTCATAAAATCTTTATTCAAGAAGTTATTTTATTAAATAAAAAATATTATCTCTATTGTTTTGGTAGGGATATATCATTGATAACTAAAGATTTCAAAGCACTAATAAAGTTTAATATTAGAAAGCCTAATCCGTTACTTATTCAATATTTTAATAGTGATTGGATCATTGAAATAGATAATTTAAATTCACTTAAAAAAGGACATGGCAAAATCCTATTAAAAGATGTATTGGCAATTTCTACAAAACTTAATCTTGAGGCTTGCTTATGGACTGAGAGCGATAATAATACAAAATATTTTGAAAGATATAAATTTGAAAGTATCGGTAAAGTTGGAAAAGCTAACGAAAACTTGATGATTAAAAGAAAGGAACGTGTATAGTATGAACGTTGAAATTATAGCAAATGAATTTGAAACTAGAGCAGCAACATTATTAAGATATTTTACTGGACTATGTGAAAGTAGTTATAAAGTACCTTTTGCATTTAAGATATATAACGATCCGTTTAATGTTGGGTATCTAATGAGCAAAGGGAAGATGTATGCTCATGTATTGATAAAAGATTGTGAAGTGAGAAAAACTTTTGAGATTGCGTCAGAAAAGCATACTGAGAAACTAATAGAGAGCATTGAGGGGCATTATGCAGGTTATGATTTACATGATGGTACATATGACACTATAAGCGATATGATGGCTAGTTTCATGTTTGATAATGAGTATTTCATGTATGGACTGGAAATTTTTGCAGAAAGTAATAATAGTGACATGTTCGACTACATGAGTAAAGATTTCAATATAGATGAACTTGAGGGCGTTCAATCTAGTAATGCTGATGTTATAGGTAATATGGAGGCATTGTATCAGTTAGCTACTGGAATTAATGAACCTGCACCAGAGTTAGTTGAGGGGCTTAAAATCATTACTGAGTTTATCCAGAATGAGAAGGCTAATGAAGTTGATAGTAAAGTATTGATTAAGCGACTGAATGAATTGAAACAGTCTTATTATGATGGAGTGAAAGCGTAAAATTATAGGTCATGCACTTAATAGGTGCATTGCTTTTTATGTAAATCGTAATTGTTAAGATTTGTTAATGATTTCAGATTGTTTTTAGGATGAAAACGAACATTAGTTCTGTAACAGAAAGTGTGTGAAATTGTATGAAAAGTAGTATAAATGCTTTATTTATAGTGTTAAACGGAATGTTAAGAAGTTATATAAACGTTACTAAAACAAGAACATTTGTTTGTTATTTAGGTGTAAGTTTAGTATAATAGTGTTATAGAAGTAATTATACTTTTATGTAGATTGGTTAGTTTCTTGTTCGCTGAAATCACGAATGCAAAATAGTTAAAAATTGTAAATTGATTGATTTGTTTCATTTAATACCTCCTCATTTACTTAGGTCTGCTCAATTAAGAATGAAATGAGGATAAAACAATGACAATAACAATTGAAAAAGAATTAACGAACGATCATATCAGAGTATTAAACGTATTACGCAACACTAAGCACGAGATTATTACTAAGCAAAATATATTTAATCAATTGAATATGGAATTTAACCGAAACAACGACAGATGGTTAAGAAATACGATTAATAGTTTAGTAGTTGATTATGGTTATCCAATCGGATATAGCTATAAAAAAGATGCAAGAGGTTATTTCATGGTTAAATCTGAGGAACAGAAAGAATTAGCCTTAAGAAGTATCAAGCGTCATATCGAAGGTAGTTTAAAGCGATATGAGGCGTTAAAGAAAACTGAGATTTAAGGTGATGTAGTGAGTGCAGCGATTGAAATTATTCAAGAGAAAGTTAGCGATTACGAATTGTTCACTAGATTTAATACTTACTACATTCAATCAAGAATAGCACTCATAGAAAGCGATATAGAAGATATGTATGGCCGAACTACACCTAGTTTATGTAGTGATACTGTATCAGAAAGTATTTACTATGAGAGTTATTCCGTTGAAAATCTAGCAATCGCTATATTAGAAGAACGTCAGAAATTGGAACGGTATAAGAGTAGAAGTCAAAGAGATTTAAACGCCTTTTATACTGTTCTAGGGCGTTTCTCTACTAAAGAACAAAAGTATATAAAAAACTATGTTAATACACACTCAGAGGCTCATATGAATGTGATAGAGCGTTTTAAGATTGAACTATACAAATATATTCAAACAAATAGAAATGAGCGTAATAAAGGTATAGAAAACAATTATTCATATATAAATGACAAGCATCAAAAATTAAAGACTTATCCTCATAAGTTGACGCTTAACCAAGAGAAAGCACTCAGGGAAAAAGAAGATGGTGCTACTGAAAAGAGTATGAATAATGATGAGTTTGTAGCAAAGTTGAATGATCTAGATAAGAAATCATTTAAAGAATTTATTTATAACAGAAATGAAAATAATATCGACTTTGAGAAAGTCTTAATATTGCTGCAAACTATACCGAAACGATTACCACAAAAAGAGATTAAAAAGCCATATAACTACATAAGAGAAATAGGCTTAAAAACTAATTGAAACGAGGGACTTAATTGAAAACTGCAAAATATTTTGATGAATACAACGAATATGTCACAGGTCAAAGAGAGAATATCAATAAAATTGAAAATGAGCGTCAAGAGTTATCGCAACGAATTAAAGAAGATAAAGCAAAATATAAAGAATTAATTGCTAACTCACAAGATGACGAGGCTGACGCACTCTATACTACATTTGATAGTAATGAGAAGAAATTGAAAGCCTTAGAGAAACGCTTATCGACTAAAAAAGAAGTGTTTGATGAGGCTAGACGTAAAAAGGCGATTGAACTTATTAAACATCAAGCAGATTTACCTCATTTGTACAAAAAGGACAAAGAACGTATATTAGCAAAATTTGAGCCAATTATTGAAGAATTTAACACAGTATTAACTGAAATTAATGATTTAAATGCTAAATACGAAGAAGAGTATAACCGTTACACTATTCCATATCATAGAGAAAACTTTGATGAAGATGATGAAGTAAAAAGGGAATTGCGAAATCACTTTAGAGATATTCTATACAGTCCATACATTACAGGTATAGAATTACCATTCACAGATCAATACAATCATAAACTTAAATTTAGAGGTGATAAATAATGACTAGAAAACACAATTTAGATAAGGTATCCAATCACATCATGTTAGAAACTGATTTGTCAGATAAAGATCGTGATAAATTATTAGATGTCGTTGAGGCTCAAATTAACCAAAATAATAATGAACAACGTAGAAAAGAATTATCACAAAAATCACAAAGAGATGTAAGACTTATGCAGATGGCTAGAGAAAATCGCATTATCAAAGGTTAATATCATACACGCCTATCCTTAGTGATAGGCTCATTTTATTTGTGAGGTGCATACATGAACCTTAGAAGAGTGAAATACCCACTAATCTATCACGAAAATAAAATATCTGAGTACACATTGCTAACGGAATATAACCCTAAATTTATTAATACCAAGATTAAGGCCATCACTATGCAAATAGAGATGATGTATCACTTAAATATCTCACATATGACTACAAATGATGTTCATGGCGTTGTATCAATATCCTATCCACTAGAAAAGTTAGTGATTGATATTATAGGTGAAAAAGAAAAATTGAAACGTTTCAAAACAAAAGCGAATAGAAACATGCAGCAATTAAGACAAGTTATTAAGCGATATACTCCAGGTGAACAAAAGGAAATCATGTATTATATGCAGTCCAATGGTTCGACGATAGATTATGACCTCATAGAACGCCTACAACGTGATTTATACGCTTATAAGCATAAAGTAAGTGTTGCTACATGATGTACGATAAACAAGCGATTAAACAGTTTATAATGGACTATCACAAAGAGAAATCCTCAAATGTTGTAAGCTATGATGATACTGATATAGATGATTTCTTTTCACTTAGTGATGAAGTCGAACCCTTTGAACTAAGTGAGAATACTAGTAATCAAGTGTTCTTCAATGAACTGGATCAACTTATTTATGTAGTAGGGACTAGAAGGGAATACTACATATTTTTCTTGCTATGTGAAGGGAAATCTATGAATGAAATCGCAAAAATATTTGAATTAAGTAGAGAAAGAATACGTCAACTATGGAATGATTTATTAGACAAATTAGAGGAGGGATAACATGAGTGATTTAAACCCTAGACAAGAAAAGTTTATATCTGAATACCTAAAGACGTTGAATGTAACACAAAGTGCAATTAAGGCTGGTTATAGTCCTCATACTGCAAGTGTACAAGGTAGTAGATTGCTAAAGAATGAAAAAGTGGCTAAGTACATTGATGAGCAACGTAAGAGGGTAATTGATGAGGGTGTACTATCAGCTAACGAACTACTTCATATCCTAAGTAATGCAGCAGTAGGTGACGAGAGCGAAGTGAGAGAGGTCGTTGTTAAGCGTGGGGAATTTCAACGCAACCCAGACACTGACAAAATGAACTTAGTTTACAATGAACATGTAGAAATGGTGGAAATACCTATTAAGCCTAGTGATAGATTGCGTGCTAGGGATATGTTAGGTAAGTATCATAAGTTATTTACTGATAAAAAAGAATTATCCACTGACACGCCTATTATTGTAAACATTGGTGATTGGCTGGATGATGAGGAAGAAGAAAAACAGAAAGCACTAGATGAACTACATGAGCAACACCCTAACAGAACAATGATTATTGATGATGTACCATTAGAGGACTGATGACTATGTGTGATACTGCCGATAAGTTAAATATGATAAGCATTGAAGATATGTATAACAGAGCAATGGCGATAAAGAAATATTCCGTCATCTATTACGATGATCTGATGAACGACAAAGAACGTGCAGTGTGGAATACACTGAGTAAAACACAAAAAGGATTAGGAGTAATACTACCATTTAACTTAATGATTGCCAGAAATGGTGTAGATAGGCGCATAGTACCATCTATAAAATTGAATGATGATAGGATATTTATTTATCCGAATAGATAGCGTTTGGCTTATTTACGATACGGTTGATGTGAAAATGGTAATGGTAGTATCTGTATTTGTAGATGATATAGGTAGTTATGAGGAGTAAGATTAAATAATTAGTACTAGGTACTAAAATGTAGTATAATGATATTGTGTAGTTGCAACTAATGTCATTCCCCGATATTAGTTGCTTTTTTCATATATATAATCTTTTTATTTTGTGGATTTAAATATATAATGTATAAAACTACACATGAAAGAGGTTAAGGGGAATGTCTAAACGCAAGGTAAAATTTAAGATATTCAAAATTAGCAATTTAATAACAGATACAGAAAAAAATAATACTATTTATAACTATTACAACCATAGAATTGTTGATTTTATTCTATTGAATATCTTAAGTCATAAGAAAAAAGACAGAAAAAAAACTTATAACTATAAGACGGAAACTGTATATTTGCTAAATTACAATCCGTACTTTAATTCTGAATATAGTCATGGTGAAATTGTTACAATTAGACATGGTAAAGAGCAAAGAAATGTAGATGTAGAAGATTTATCTTTGGTTGGGCTTATTGAAACTAATCAAGGTATTGAATATAAAATAGACTTCTTCATTCATAAGCAAAAGGGTTATATATTTGTTGAACAAGATGAAAACTATGTTTTAACAATATCAAAATTAAGATCTTTATTAAGATTGTTTACACCGGAAGCAAGGCAGTATGTTAAATACTTAAATACTTTAGAAGATGAGTATCTAATTGAAAGTAAACCTATTATTGATATTGAAATAATAAAACCATTAGATATTAAAGAACAAATAAAATTGTTAACGTCAGTTAAATCAGTTAGCCTATTTGAAAAAGATCAAACACAAGATAGAGATATTGAGGACATTGATTTTGATAATGAAAGTAACAGTAATAACTTTTTCAAGTTAGCATCAGAAACTATAAGTGAATATGATATTGGTGAATATGATACAATTCTAAAATTGACAAAATTTAGAAATAAAAGATTTGCGGGAGATCTAGAAAAATTTATTAATTATGTAATAAAGTCAGAAAGATTTGGTGGTTACTCGATTGAAGGTACAGATGCTTATGGAGTTAATAGAGTATTTACACCTGATATGCTCACGAGAGATATTCAATTTGAAGACGAAGCTGATAGTAATGGAATAGTAAATATTAATAAGAAAATTGATTTTATAAGGAATTATCTATCTGACAATAGTGAAAATATGCCTGAAACTGCAATAAGAACTGAACCTGATTATAAAAATATTAAAGAATTTTTAACTAAATTCTCAAAATTTAAGGGTGATTATATTGAAGTCGAAAAAAAAGAAAAGGAAGAATAG